GTGTATAGAATCGTTAGGACACTCCAAGTATAACTGAAATTGTAATGCGTTTTGTATTGCTGGTAGAGTATCTGTTTCGCCCTCTTTGTTTGTGATTATGTTCATTGACATAACATCAACTGAACAACTATTACCAGTTGCTCGCTTTATGTATTCTTTAGATAGTGTTACAAAAATAAGTTTTAATGATTGCATGGCTTCGTCAGTCAAACCATTTTCATTTATTTCTTCTACGACTTCTAATGGGAACTCAACACGCATTACTTCAAATGCTGTTACCTTTCTCATTGCGATCTTAAGACCACTAGGATTTTCTTTTTCTTCTTCTTTCATAATATCTTTTGTATCAATAGGATTGAACATTTCATTATAATCTTCAATTGTAAATGGTTTATCTGGGTCTCTTTCTGCTTCTTTAATAACTACAGACTCAGAACCCTCTTCAGATAATTTGTGTTTGTCGATACTTAATCGAGAATGGTCTTTACTTTCACCTACAATTTTCATAATATACCTCGTATTATATACTGGTGAGGGAGTTTTGTCAACCCCCTCACCAAATTTATTTTACTTAATTTCAATTGATCTAGGTTTTTTCTCTTCAGGAATAATCCTTTCAAGAGATACCTTTAACAATCCATCTTTTAACTCAGCACCTTGTACCACTACATCCTCAGCAAGACTGAAGACTCTGGTAAATGACCTTTTAGCAATACCTTTGTGTATTACTTTTTCTTCATGTGCCATGAATTGATCTTCTGATGTTTCAGGTTTGATAGACTTAATTGTCAAAGTATTTTCTTTTACCTCAACTTCAATGTCATCTTTTGAATACCCTGCCAACGCAACTTCAACATCGTGAGTGTACTCACCTGTTTTGATTATGTTGTATGGTGGATAATTTGGAACACGATATTCCATAAGTTGTTCAAAGTGATCAAAAATATCATCATAACCAATAGTGAATGGTCTTAGTTGACTAAATGTATTAATAGTCATAGTTTTCTCCTTATATTAAGCAAGTTAAAATTAGTGAACCCTTTCGGCATTCACACCAGTATTTATAATCTAGACATTACTATCTTAGACTTTTTTAACATCTTTTGTTGTCTTTTTAATGCTCTATCTAGTTTTAATTTAGATGCAATCTTTGTATAATTAGTTCCTTCCATGTGGTCAAACTCATGTTGGAAAATACGACACTCTAAACCAAACAATGCTTTTTGTTGAATGTCGCCATTAACATCTTCAAACTCAACCTCGATACCTTCTGGTCTTGCTATATCTAACCATAATCCTGGATATGTTAAACACCCCTCAGTCATAACCACAGTTTCTTCAGACTCAGTTACAATCTTTGGATTAAAACACGCCATAACCTCTCTTGTTTTGATATTAGAGTACATGACGAAAACTCTTTCAGAAACACCTATTTGGTTGGCAGATAAACCTATCCCCTGATGTTTTTCCATCGCAGAAGTTAAATCTTCTACAATCTTTTTTCTATCTAAGTTTTCGCTACAACCCTCTAATCTTGTAGTTAGAGATGGATGGCTAGGATCTAATAATTTAATTTCTTCACTCATAATCTATCCATTATACTATATTTAATTTGTTTTGTCAAGCAATTTTTGAAAAGTTTTTATGTTTTTCAAATCGAATTACTTCTTTAAATTTGTCAATCAGTTGATCTTGTTTATGACTAATTACAAATACATTCTCACCCTCTAAGGTGTTTAGAATCTTTAAGAACTCATCTGTACCTGTACCATCTAACGAACTGTCAAATATCTCATCTAGTATCAATAGATTTGTATTGGTAGAGTTTTTCATCTTAGCAATTGCTCTCCATGTAAAGAGTAATGCTAAATCAATTCTCATCTTTTCACCCTCAGAGAAAGAAGCATAATTAAACTTATCTCTATGTCTAGATTTAATTGTTTCTTCAAAGTTTTCATCAAGTGTAAAGTTTACATAGAACTCCATTGACTTAAGATACTTGTTAATCAACTGGTTCATCACTGGTAAGTATTGTTTGATAATCTTAGTCTTAATACCAGTATCTTGTAGCATTGCTCTTGTTGCTTCAGCATATGCTTTTTCTTCTTTTAATTCTTTTCTTTGTGTGTCGCTTTTATTAAATTCTTCTTTGAGTGCTTCTAACTTTTTCATATCAGCATCACTAACATTACTATTAGATAATTCTTCTATTTGTGTTTCTAGTTTACCATTAAACTTTTCTAACTCTTTAATTGAAGAATTAATAGTTGCTATCTCAGTTTGATTAGTTTGTATATCAGTTGTAACTTTTGATATTTCATTTAATCTTTTTTCTGTAAGGTCTAACTCATTTTGTAGTTGTTGCATACCATCAAATAATTCATTAACCTTATCTTGTCTATCTCTAATTTTAGTGTCTTTAAATGTTTCATCAATAATTTGTTCACAAGTAGGACACTCTTCATTTGACTCAAAGAAATCAATTATCTCATTATGGTGTTTATGTTTTTCATTGAGAGTTGCCTTTAATTCTTTAAGTTTCCCTTCTTTCTTTTGTACTTTAACTTGGTCGTCAACAGATAAAAATAATTTACGATTACTTTCTTCTAAAGATTCTATGTTTTTATTTTTAACTGCAACAATACCAATGTTTTCTTTTAATTCTGCTTTCTTTTCTGTTAGTATTTTCTTTTTATCTTTCTTAACATCATCAATATAGTTTTCTTGTAGTGTTATCTTTTCGGCACACATTTCATATTGATAATCTACTTCACGAATCTCATCTTGTAAATCTTTTAATCTATTCTTTAATATCATATTCATTAATGAAAAGATTTGTATATCAAGTATTTCCTCTACCACTTCCCTTCTAAATCTTGCTTTCAGTTGCATAAAAGGAATAAAGGTAGAACTGCCCAATATAACCACTTGAGTAAATGAGCGATAATTTAATTTTAGTATTTGCTGTTCAAGTATCTTTTGGAAGTCACGACTGTTTGCTTCTTGATTTAGCATCTTATCATTTTGCCATATCTCAAACTTATTTGGTTTGATACTTCTAATGACTTTGTAATGTTTAGAACCAGTGATAAACTCCACCTCTACACAAGTATCAGCATTATTGATAGAGTTAATTAATTGTGCTTTATTAATAGCACGGAATGGTTTACCAAATAAACCAAAACATAAAGCATCTAGGATGGTAGATTTACCAGCACCATTCTCACCAATTATAAGTGTGGTGTTATTTTTATCTAAATCTATTTCTGTAAATTGATTACCTGTAGAAAGAAAGTTTTTCCATTTTACTTTTTTAAAGTGTATCATATTATTATCCGTGTATTGCTTGTATCACTGATTGCATTCTATAAACATCCATAGCAATATCATGACTAGGATCGTGGTGTATAAATTTATCTTTTACTTCTTCTGGTATAAATTTATTATCATATTCAGAACCCCAAAGAAACGCATCTAGATAAGAACGAGTATCTTTAATAATCCAATGAGGAGTAGGATCTTTTTCTATACCAATACTATCAAATATAGATCTAACTAACACAGGATCAAAAGTATTTCCTCTTGTAAATATTTTATCACACTTTGGTGCATCATGTTTATCAATTAAAAATGGATACAGTTCTGTAATAGAAACATCTTTATCGGATGGTTTTAAACACTGTTGTGCTTCTGCTGATTGTTTTTTCCACCAATTAAGTGTCCCTTGCTCAATCTTTCTATCATATTTTTCTACTTGTTCTTTAACATCAAACTTCATTACAGAACATTTATCTAATAGTTCTTCGTATGAGTAAGGATCGTGTGTAAATCTTTCCTCAGTATAATTCATCGCAGCAATATTAACAACTACACAATTAAACATATTTGTAGAAAGAGTCTCAAAATCATATATCAAACATTTCATATTATAACTCCAAGTCTTGTGCTTCAGTATACAAAGACTTCATCATATTTTTCAATCTATTTTTATCCAAGTCTACACTTAACTCATCTACATATTTGTGTAGAAGTGTCATTGTATCTTCTGTATTTTCTACTATATCATCTGATACTGTACTAGCATCCATATCTGAAAAGTCTTCAATAACTTTTACATCTAAACAGTCAGCAGAAAACAATCTATCTGTGAACTTATCAAACTTGTATAGGTCTTTTTTATTTACAACAATTAACTTTACTATTTTGTCCCTATACTGTATTACATCGTGATTATCGTAATCTTCTGAAGAATCGTCATAATATATCTTTTCAAATATTGTATATGGATTTACGATTCTAGTCAACTCTCTTGTTTCAGTATCATAGATATGAAACCCTTTAGGATCTTGATAATCGTTCCAGTATAATTCATAAGGTGTACCAAGATAATGTATTTGACCATCGTCTGATTTGTGATGGAAGTGACCAGAAAATACTGTATCAAACTTTCTAAACACACTCTTGTCTAATCCACCTGATGAATGTATTTGACCTTTGTGCATTTCAAACCCATTTATTTCTAAATGTCCCATCATTACTTCAGCATCAGTTTCTTGCATCATACCAAATGAATAGATTTCATTGTTAGCATTTATCCATGGCATAAACAATATCTTATGTCCATCAAACTCCACTTCTTGTGCTTCTTCATATACATGAATGTTCTTATAACGACCACCCACTAATTCTTTGAGTGAGTTTACTTCGTTGGTGTTTTTAAAATATGTGTCATGATTACCCACAATTAAATGTAAGTCTATATCTAAAGCAGCAAAAGGTGTAATAAACCTTTCTCTAAAATCTTTTGCTGTACGATAGGAAACATACTTGCGTCTGTCAAAACAATCACCTAAATGAATACAGGTTTTAATATTGTTTTGTTGTAAGAATGGAAAGAAAATACCTTCATAAAATTTATAAAAGTATTCATTGAAATCTGTATTATCAGACTTAGCACCAAAGTGCGTGTCTGTTACCAAAGCAATCTTCATAATATATTATTCTTCCATATAGTTTTCTAATCCAGATTTATTTTTAACTTTTTCTTTTGATGATTTAGTTTTATAAACATCTTCATCAGGTAACATAACTGTTGGATCAAATCCTTGAACATCATAAGGTGTATCGTCACCTTCATTTACTGTGTAACTCTCATACATTTGATTTTCGATCATCTGATTTTTAATATGAGTCTGTTTCTTTTCTTTTTGAATTCTTCTCAAAAACGCATAGTAGATAATCTGAGTAAAATAAGAAAAGGGATTGTTAGACTTTTCTGGATCAAAGTTATGAAGATATTGTAAACAGTTTTCAATACCATCAGAAATCATTTCTTGACGATAAGTGTAGTTAATAAAGTTTGGTCTATATGATAAACCATTCGCAATCTTTAAGAAACACTCACCGATATAATTAGTCACTTGTGGTTTGGGATCGCCTGCTTCCTCTGCTTCAATACACTTCTTTTTGTATTCCTCCATTGCTTTAAGGAATTCTTTATTGTCTACATAATGTTCTTTTTTCTTTTTCTTTTCTTCAGTCATCAGTTTGTTCCTTTAAATACTGTAGTCATTATATAATACTGGAATAAAAAAGTCAAGTCTTTTATTTTAAAAAAATATTAAAAAAGTTCTTTACTTTTTCCGTGGAATGTATTATAATCAGATATGTCGCAAGGGCAAGTATATACTAGTAATTAATGGATCTTATCAGAGACCTCATCATACAATTCAAATAAGTCATCCTCACCGAAATTATCTTCATCCTCACTTTTATTTTTAATAGAATCTACATATTGTTGTAATACTTTTAATCTTTCATTCACTAATGTAACTTCGTCATCCTCACTTTTAGGAATTTCTGGAACATCAGTAAGATGCTCTTTTGAAGTAAGTAGCATATAATCATAATATCTTTTCATCGCAAAAGACGCAGGTGCTAGAGTTATGATTTGACTTTTAGATATATTATAATCTACCTTCTCACTAAATGGTTCTATCCAACGACCTAATGACATAGACTCAACCATCCCATCTTTCGTTGGTCTTGAGAATATTCTCATTCTAAGCGGATCTGACACTGTAACCGATTCCGTG